GTAGTCTGTGGCGGTGGAGTTGTGTTCAAACTGCAGCTTTGCGTCAAGAAACTCTCCGCCAACCCAAGTTCGGGACGGACGGTCAGCGGTGTGCGTTGCACCAGCAAGAGCGAATTGAGGGCTGGATGTGCCGACGCTTGCGCGAGTGTGGGTGACTGAGCATTTCACCGAGCCATCTGGCAGTGTGACCACCAAAGCAGTGACTGCGGTGGCCTTGCCCACAACAGAAACAGAATCCAAATCAAAGGTTGCGGACGCAATAGGCGAAACGCTTCTGTCGGCTACCCAAGCATACCGATTCCGCCCAGCGGTTGACGGGAACGTGGCGCTTATTGTTACCGCGCTTGCTGGCGCAGACGCAGAGGTAGTTTCAACATATGCTGCACCTGTAGCCGCGTTTGCGGTTATCCGCTGCCCGGACGCTGTGACCCCGCTTTTAGTCCAGCCGCCAGACCCAAGCGCAACGCTATAATCCTCACTCCACGTCAGCAAATTCCGCCGCCCACCCAGTGGCACCACACCGTATGTCGGGCGGGATGCGGCTGTGGCTTGCGTGGCGTTATTCCCTCGGCCCGACTTGTCGTTCATGCGCGCCACGGTGTTGCCCGGCGTCGTCACGGGGGTGGTGCCAGCGGTGTCGGTGAACAGCGTCGGCAAATCCGAGGGGTCGTACCAGACGCCGGGTTCGGCGAGGGCGAAGAGGGCGGAGGGGGAGAAGGCCCGCCCCCGCCGTGGCCCGAACGGGCTGCGAATGCCGTCGAGGGGGCTGATATCAAGCATTCGACACCACCACCTGCGCGCCACCGTCGGCGAACACATAAACGCGATTGACGCCGGAAACGCCGGGAAACAGGTCCGCCAACGCGACGTTGCGCTCGCCCTGGCCCGGGTTGTAACGCAGTGCGCCGGCAAGGTGCGTCGGTGCGGTTGCGCCAACGGTGCCTTTGACGCGGACGAAGTTGCCCGAAATGTTCTGGAACGTGATGGTGGTCACGTTGCCATCCGTGATTTGCGTCCAAGTTGCGGCGGGGATATCAACTGTCGTGTTCTGGGCCATGGGGTCGCTCCATTCATTGAGGATGCAGGAAGTTGTTCAGTCGTGGCGGGGCTACTTGGCCGCCCACCCCTTGCGGACGGCCAGCGCCCACGCGGTTTCAGTGCCAGCGCCAAGCGCCAGGCCGATGAGGCCGATAACCTCCGGGTCACGCGAAAGCTGCGCGCCGAGTTCGGGGGCGATGAACCCGACGGTCATCAGGGCCGACGACAGATAGCGGGCGAGAACGCGCGCCAATTGCGGGAGGAAGGGCTGCATGTCGTATCCTTTCAGGCGGGATATTTGCTGCGGTGAAGTTCGTAATGCGGGAAGTCCCAGCCCCAATCGCCACCCCATTCAAACGGGACGTTTTCGGCTGCGAAGGCTGCCGCGATGTGCGTGTTCAGCCGGCGCATGAGCGGGACGTTGAACATTTCAGCCGTCTCAATCTTGCCGTCCTTGTCCAAGTCCAAGAGCGGGCAGAGGTCCACGGCGTGGCCCGTCAGGTGGCGGGAGTTCATCGTCTTCGACGCCCCGGCAGCGACAAGCTGCTTCTGCCGTTCCTTGGTGCGCAGCCCTTCGATGACAACGAAATCGATGGGGCTATCCTTCAGCGCCCTGTCGAGCGCCCGGCGCAAATCCGGGTGAATGCCCCACAAGCTGCGAAGGCTGCGCGCGGACCAGGCCCTCATGGCTTGGCCCCGATAAGGTCGCGCAGAAGCTGGTTCGTCTGCTTGGTTTCTTCTTTGAGTTCCGCGATAGCGTCCTGCACCGACTGCAGTTGCGCCCCGACAGTTGCGGCCCCGACGGCCATCCGCTGCGTCTGGCCTTCGACTTCCTTCAGCCGGGTGTCCTGCTGCTCAATCGCCCCGTTCGCCCGGTCCACGTCGGCGCGGACATTGGCGAGGAAGAAAGACACGGCAACAGTCTGCACGACGACAGTAATGCAGACGGCCAGCCATGCCGGCAAAGTCTGGTGCCATTTCGGGGATTCCGGCATGTCGCGCTCCATTCATTTGGGCATGAAAAAACCCGCGCGAGGCGGGCTGTGCGTGGTTATGTGGGTGGCGTCAGGCTTCGATAAGCGCCGCAGCGAGGAACAGTTCGTCCAGCGCCTCATCGTCCAGCCCCAGCGCCGGGGCCAGCGCGTTCATCATAGGCGAGGTGCGGCGGAACACCTGGGCGTTCTGCCAGGCGATAACCGTCAGCCCGCCAGCCGCTGTGACTGCCGCTTCTGCGTCGTCCAGCTTGCCCGCCGTATAGAGCGCGGCGATGGCCTGAAAGCGCGAGACTTCCGCCGTCGCCCGCCAAGCGGCGAGGACTTCTGCTTCCGTCAGGGCGACAGGAAACACCGCCTGCGGGACGCCTTCGCTGTCGGGCGTGATGGTTGCGCCTTGTTCCTGCGCGGCCATGAGTTCCGCGTGATATTCCGCGTCAATCTCAATCAGGTCGGTCGGCGGGTTTGCATAGACGACATCAGACGCGAAGAAGCCGCGACGGTCGGGGCTGTATGAAATGCTCATGCTCAGTACCCCAAGGCCAGCCAAGATGCCGCGACTGCGCCAGATGTGTTGCTGTTGTTCGTGACGTTGAAGCCACTAGTTCCTTCGCTTCGCGTTCCGACACTAAACACTGACGAGTTGTTCGCAGTCGGGCGTGGCGTTGCAAAAGCTGCAATTATGGCGTTCGGAAATGTCAGCGGGAGAGTCACAAACACGTTCCCGCTGCCTGCGATAGTAGCAGTGAACCCGCTTTGCAGAATGAGGCCGCCCGGGAATTGTTGCCAGGTTGGCGCGCCAAGCGACTTTGCGAAACCCAGCATCGTTTGCAGTTGCGCCACTGTAACGGCAGTTTCCGCCGCCGCCGACCCCGTCGGGTTCCCGCGCAGCGTGTTTGCGGCGACAGTGTCGAACGAGACGTCAACCCATGCCGTATTCGCGTTGTTGCGCCGCTTAAGAATAAGCGTTGTGGTGTCGAACCACGTCATGCCCGCAACTGTCGGGGACGGTGCCGCCGCGCCGCTGCTGTTGGACTGCAGCGCCGCAAGCGCGGCATTGACAGCCGTGCGGAAGGCCGAGCCGCCGCTGTTGGGAATCGTCCAGTTTGTAAGCTGAGCCATTATATAACCTCATCGGCGACAAGCCGCAGTTGTGAGACGACGGGCGTGAAGCTGGCGTCGTTTGATGTGAGTATCGCGCGGGCTTGCACGCCCCAGGCCGAGGTTTCGGTATTCTCGACGCGGCCCCAGTCCGACCAGACGGGCGACCCGGCGGGGCTTGTCTGCGTCGTGCGGAATTCCACTTCGACGTCCACTTCGCCGCCGTCCACGCCGTCGAACGAAAGCCAGTCGTCGATGTTGCCGGTGCGGGTATCAATCTGGTCGAAGACATTGTCCGAAACCATGTCGATGACCGACCGCAGCCGCATTCGCTTCACAAGTCCGGCGTTGATGCCCGTTGCGAACGTGTAGGTGCCTGTCGGGAGTATCCCGCCTTCGAAGTCAATGTCGGCAACCGCGTCCACGTCGGCCCAGGTGTCAATCTGGCCGCTGCTGTCCAGCTTCAGCGTTGAGCCGACAAGGGTGACGCCCGACTTCGCGCCGGTAAAGGTTGCGTCTTCCTGCAGCGTGGCAATGCCGGTGTAGCCAATCGCCGTCGCGCCGCTGGTGGAGATGACGACGCTTGGCCCGTAGTTGTCGCCGCTGTCGCGGGCGCGCAGGACATATGCGCCGGGCTTAAGGGGAACGACGGCAATGGCCGTTGAGCCGGGAACTTCGTCCATGCTGACGGCATTGGCGAAGCTGGGCGAGGATGCCGCCGAATGCCGGATGATGATTGTGCCGCCATATCTGACGTCAAGATCCGGGTGCAGCGTCCATTTCAGGACTGCCAGCCCGCCCGCCGTCTGCAGCGTGAGGCCGGTAATTGCGGCAGGCAGCGCGCCCAGGCCAGACACCTCAAGCGCGCATGACGCGAAGGCCGACGACACGCCGAGCCGCGAGATAGCCTTGACGCGGAATTCCCATTGCCCCGGCGTCCAGTCCAATAGCGTGAACGACAGGTTTTCCGTCCTGCCCTGGCGAACCCAAGCGCCCCCGTTTACGCGGGCGTCGATGATATACTGGTCAACGTAAGGCGACGTCGAGCGCGGCCAAGTGAGGGCAACTTGCGTCTTCACCCCTGCCCCGTCGCGCGTCAGATAGAGGCTTTCGGCGGCGGTGGGGGAACCCGGTGGGGTGACTTTGAAGGCGTTCGGCAGCGTCGTGCGCGGGGCTGCGGCGTATATCTGGAATTCGCTTGAGGCCCAGTCATAGACCAGCGGCGAGGTTTCGCGCAGCGTCAACTGCGGCGCAATCACGGCCCCGGCCTCGCCGCTGCTGAGTTGCAGGTTCACGGCCGCGACGTCGAACGGCTTTGCTGAGAAGCCCCACCGCGCATAGTCCAGCGTCACGGTATCGCCGACCGTCGCCAGCCAGGCGCGCAGCTTGCCGTCGATTTGAACCGTCATTTGCCGGCGGTTGCGCTCAAGTTCAATCTTGGCGAGGCGCTGTGCCATTGATGCCGAAATCGTGAAGGGCAGCGTGATGTCGCGCCAGACAACGTCACCGCCGTCTTCCGTGATGTAAGCCGCCGACTGATACGCCGGAAAATCGTCTGCTACCCAGTCGTTATCGGGCGAAACGAAAGTACCGCGTACAGCGTTGAAGTTCTGCGCCCGGCTGATGCGCGTGGCGACGGACAGGCCCGCCTCGGTGCAGTCGTCCGCCGTCAGGGCAAGCGTCGGCGTCCGGTAGGCTCCGGCATAGATGTGCCACTGCCCCGCCTGCCAGCCGCAGGTCCCGGCCATTGCCGTCAGCAGCCCTTCAATGACTTCTTGCGGCGCAACGCTGGTGTCGATGAGGCCGTTGCAGGTATAGCGCCGCTCCGTGCCGCCGCCCACCTTGGCAACCGTTTCGTCGCAGACGTTCGCCGCCTCAATCAAATCGGCTTCGTTTATCCCGTCGGCCGCCCCGATTTCAGCGCCCAGGCCGTAGATTGGGTCGGCCATGTAGTCCGCAAGGCACAGCGCCGGGTTGGTCTTATAGCTGCGCGAACCCGTGCGCGGGTCAAGGATGTCTTTCTTGCCTTTGACGTAGACGGATACGTTCGGGATTCCATTGGGATAGATGTCGGGATTGAAGCCGAAGTTGAGGAATATCGCCGCCCGGTTCTGCAGCTTGTGCGCGGTTGTCCAGAGTTCGGGGGACGCAGCCCGCAGCGAGGCAAACGCGCCGCCGGTTCCGGTGCCAGTGTGCTTTTCATAGGACAGCCAGCCGACGTATCGCCCAACCACGTTGCCGTCGAAGTCGATTGCCAGTTCGCCGTTCAGGTAGACCGAGCCAATCATTTCGACCGGGTGCGCTGCGAGGGCGATGACCATGTCGAGCGCTTGGTCCGTGATGCCCCCAGCGTCGCGCGTGTTCAGGAAAACAATCGTGCCGCCGACAACCGCTTCGCCGTAGATGATTTTGTGCGGCGCGATGGGCTGGCGCGACGTAACCGTGCGGCCCTTCATTGTCCCGGTATCGACGTTCTTCCGCGTCAGCGCTGCTGCTGCGGTGGACAGCAAAAGCGAAGCGCCGAGGTTGACGACGAAGCCGGCCAAGACGCTGGACGCGGCAAAGGTTGAAATCGCGGCGAACGCGGCGGCAAGAAACGGCATTCAAACCCTCCAGGCGGCGCGGCAGGACGACAATGGCCGCAGGGTGGCCCCCAGCGGCGCGAGAAACAGCCCGTGAGGGCCTATGCAGACACCGAGCGCGTCATCGTCCCCGGCAAGCACCAGGTCGCCGCGCTGCGCTGTTTTAGGCGGTATCGGCGGCCCCATGACGCGGCAGGCCAGCCCTTCGACGGACGACACGCCGAGACGCCGCAGCATTCGCGCCGCGCCCCGTGCCGTGCTGTAGCGTCCGCGCCATTCCGCAGCCGCGTCGATGCCGGTGAGCTGGCGCCGCACGTCGAACGCCCATGTGGCGCAGTCGCGCGAACCCCATGCGAAAGGTGCAGTGTCGGCAATGGCCGCGTGCAGCACTGCCTCCCAGCCGTGCCTACGCATTGCCCCAAGTGATTTCCTGCTCCTGCAGGGCGGTGACGTACTCAAAGCCACGGTCGCCGGGATAAAGCGCCTTCTGGCTTTCGTCAGTGTAGCGCCACTCGCGCGGGCGGGTGAGGTCGATGAGGCGGCTTTCGTAGGTGATGGTGGCAATGGCGCTGTCCTGCCCGTCGGCGATGGTTGGCACGTCCAGGCGGCCCGCGAAGGCCAGCACCGGGTCAGCCACAACCGCGCCGCCTTCCGTCATCAGCGCCACCCAGACTTGCCCCGGCAGGCCTTGGCGTGCCGCGCTGATGCAGGCCGACACAACGTCAGGCGGGACGCCCGACAGCGTGATTGTTAGGCCAGACGCGACGATTGAGGTGGTTTCCTCAACTGCCCCGATGCCCAGCAACGTCCCGGCGCCCGTCCAGAATTTGCTGTCCCATGTGATGGACGCCGTGCCGGACCACAGCCGCAGGAAGCCGCCGACGAATTCACCCTCAAAGAAGATGGCCGGGCGGATTTCCTTGGCCGCAAGCGCGGTGACAAAGGCGGATGATGCGTTCCGGCTCATATCGCTTCCCGCGCGGTGATGCTGAAGCGGTAGATGTCGCCCAGCCCGATTTGCGCCGGGATGGGCGATGTGGCGCGCAGCAGCACACCCGGCAGCGTGACGTTGAGCGCCGCGTTGTCAGCCGGCACCGAGCGCAACGGCGGCACGAAGTTCAGCGTTGCGTTGCCAGCGGTAGGGGGCGCGTCTGCGGTCATCTGGTACAGGCGGAAGTCCGCGCCCGTGCCAAGGGAAAAGCAGTCGCCCGCGTAAAGCCCGGTTCCCGTCCAGCCGTCTGTCAGAAGCGTCGAGCCTGACTGTCCGCCGCCTTTGACGAGGGGCGTGCCGAGGCCGGTTGGGTTGTCGATGTAGGGGTCGCGCAGAACAAAGGTGCCGGCCGCGCCGCCAAGGGCTGCGAAGAAGGCGGACAGCTTGCGCCCGTCGCGCGTCTGCGTTGCGGCGAATTCAATCTCATACTCCCACCAGCGTCCGCCCCAGTCCTGCACTTGCTGCGTGCCGGTGAATGGGCTGGTGGTGACGGCAACGGCGGCGCGCAGGGTGCGCGTCATGTTCGTGACCAGCGTCAGGGGAAGTTCGTCGTTCATTAGTAGCCCCTCGCGCCCGCAGCCCGGTTTGCAGATACGGACTGCCGCAGAATGTCCGGCATCGCTTGGCGCAAGCGCGCGTCAATCTGCGCGGCTGTTCCTTCAACGGCGCCGCGTGCGTCGATGTTGACCACCGTGCCGCCGCCGCCCGATGTCCGCACGCCCAGCTTCCCGCCGATGCGGGTGAGCGGCATGATGGCTTCCGGCCCGGCTTCGCCCATCAGGCCTGCGCCGTTCGCCATGGGAAACACGGTGGGGCTGTTGACGATGCCGCCAGAGGCAAAGGCGGTGACGCGGCCATTTGAGAAGGCGTTGCCGTTGGCGTTGAGGCCGAAGGCGCCCGCAACCGCGCCGCCAATTCCGCCATCGCCGAAAAGCCCCTTGCTCAAGGCAGAGAACGCCTCGTTTGCAAGGGTGTTTGCCAGCGAGTCGAGAAGGTTCGACACGGCTTCCTGCGCAGATTCGGCGCCAGTAACAAACGAGCCGAACGCGCTGCTGAAGGCGGATTCCATCGACGCAGCCGCGCTGCCCGCTTCGCCAGCCTTGTCCTTCAGGTCGTCAACGGCGCGGTTGAACGTGTCCTGGCTGATTTCGCCAGCGGCAAGCAGCGTGTTGAGTTTGCCGAGTTCAATGCCGTATTTTTCCGCCTCGGTGCGCGTCTGGGCGAAGACCCGCGCCGCCTCGCGCTGCAGCTCGTTGGCTTCCTTCTGTGCTTCCGATGTCCCACCACCGCCGCCGCCGCCCCTTGGCGCAACATAGACGCCAGCGGCTCTGCTGTTCGCTGCCCGATCTAGGGAGCCAAACGGGTCAGGGCGGTTTGCGATTGCCTGCCGGGCGGCCTGATCCGCGCCGCCCTCTCCGGTGTTCTGAATCTTGCCATACGCTAGGCGCGAAAGATTGCGCTGCAGCCGCCCAGCCTCGTCCGCCGCCATTGCAACCGGGGTAACAAGGTCAATCGCGGCCAGCTTCAAGGCTTCGCCATAAGCTTCTGCCAATTGCTGCTTGAACCCGCGTGCAGCCGCTTCGCTTTCGACTGTGCCGCGTGTCGCAAGATCAAGCTGCTCAATAACGTTGCGCAGCGCCTCTGCTTGCGCTTCCGGCCCCTCGGCATCCCTAAGCAAGACCATCTGCTCAGTCAGCAGGATTGCCTGTTGCTCCGTTATCTTTAGGGCTTCGGCAACCTCATTGACAGCATTAGGGTTCAGCGTGCCAAACTTGGCCTCGACTTCGGCAAGCCATTCCGGCACTTGCTGCCCCGCGACGTTCACCCGCTCCAACTCGCCGAACAAGTCCGACATTGTGCCGGTCGCGGTCGATAGTGCCGTCGAAGCGTTGAGGTATGCGATTTCGCGATTGATTAGGGCAAGCTGCTGCGCTTGGTCGGCAAATTCGCCATATGTCGCAAGCAAGTCTTCCGCCGGTGCCGCTGCTGCCTTCGACGCGGAATCCAGCGCGCCCATCGCAGCGCCAAGACTTTTGAGGCTATCTTCTAGCGTCACCGCTTCTTCGCTGGCGCTGAACAGGTAGGACGCAAACGGAATCAGGATGGCCGAAGCCGTACCCAGAGCAATCCCCAGCATACCAAAGCCCGAAAGCAACTGCGGCAACTGCTGGGCCAACGCCTGCGAAGCGGATGTCCCTGCCCCGACCTGAACGGCAAAGTCTTGAACCTGAAAGCCGATGTTCTGCAGGCCGCCGCTGCCGGCGCGTGATGCACGGTCAATGTCGCGCATCCGAGAGCCAAACTGGACAACCTGACCGCCGGCCTTTTGGAAGCCGCCGCCCAAGCCGGTCAACTGCCGCCGGGCAGATGCCACGCCCTTGTCGAACGCGGCGGATTCCAACGCAAGAACGGCACGAAGCGCGCCAATTTCTTCAGCCATCGCGCGCCTCCGCTTCCTGTAACATGTCGCCCCACGCTTGCATCAACGCCCAGATTTCATCCGGGTCTTGCGCGGGCTTCGGCTTCCCGTCGGGGAAAACCTTGTCGAATTTTGGAATCCGCTTCGGGTCGTTCACAGCAAAAGACACCAGATATGCCAGGGAATAGGCGCGCCCGTCTTCGATGCGCTTCAGACGGGCCTCGCGGTCAGACGCGGCCTGCATGATGACTGCGGCTTCCCGCAGCGTGATGTCCCAGAATTCGGACGGGGCGAGGCCAAGGCCAACCCACGCCCGCAGAAGCGCCGACCAGTCTAGGCCGTCGGCGCTTCGCCGTTTCCCGGTTCAGCATCCTTCGGCGGAAAGGCCAGACGCAGCCCTTCGGCGAGAATGCGGTCAACCTCGACGGGGCCGATGTCGTCCATAATCTCGCCGGCAGTTTCCAGCGTGATGCCGCCAATCGCCGCCCAAAGCAGGGTGCGAAAGGACAGGGTGCGCTTGCCAGCAACGGCAGTGTCGGCAAGCACGGCTTCCAGCGACTGCCCGCTGCGTTCTTCGACCCGGCAAATGGCGTTCGTGGTGAACCGAAGTTCAAACGCCTTGCCTAGCGCATCGAAGCTGACCCCGCCCCGCATCAAGCGAACACGGGCGCGCCGGTGACTTTCAGCGTCACGGTGGCGGTCATCTTGTCTTCCATCGGCGCGCTGCGCTCATAGCCCGTGAGATAGGCCAGGAACGTGATGGTGCGCGCGGGGGAATACTGCGAGAACGTCGCGCGGTAGGTGCGCGGTGCGCGCTCCAGCGTGATGCCGCGCAGAAGTGCGTCGGCTGTGCTGCCCGTTTCCCACAGCATTTCAAACGACGCTTCGCCGTAGTCGATGAGGCCGGCGATGAATTCGCGCGCCATGTTCGCCGACGACGACGAGGTCACGTCGATGATGTCGCGGGTCGGCGAAGGCGGCGTGAACGACATGATAGTGCCGATTGCGTTGGTCGGCGTGGTCGCGGGTGAGACATCGCTGACGGACAGCGCAATGCCATATCCAATATCGGGCATGGGGAAACTCCAGATAAAGGGCCAGCAGTTGCGCTAGCCTTGTGGGGGTGAGGGGTCAGGTCGTCAGAAGGGTCGCAACCAGGCCAGTGCCGGTGGTGATGTCGATCACGCCCTTGAGGTAAAGGCCGATGGAATCCAGCGGGATGACAACTTGAGCGCCGACAGCGATTGAACCTACGGCATAGCCTGACGACACGGTGACAGTGCCAAGCCCCATCACGTCAGCAGTTGTTCCGTCCGCCCCGTCGATGACCGGGGACAGCGCTCCCGCCGTCGCATTGTGCAAGATGAGGATGTCGCCCGCGCCGGGGCGATAGGTGAAGGGGTTGCCGGTTGCGCCAAGGGTCGTGCGTGTGGATGCACGCTGCCCGACCCCCTGAAGCGATGTTGCGACGATTGCAGGCATCGGGGTTACTCCTGGTGATGAATGAAGAAGTCGATGGAGACGCGACCGATGGTGTCTGCGTCGGTGGTTTCGGGCGACAGGTCGCGCTCATTGCTCAGAAACGCGCCCTTGATTGCGCCGTTGCGGTAGCCTGACAGCGCCGCCTTTACCTGACGGCCCAGCAGCTTCGCGGCCCCCACGCTTGTGGCGTAGCAGTCAATCTGGACGCGGGTCTGCGTGTAGCCGGTGCGCCCGGACATGGTGTAGTCGTCGCCGCCGCTGATGCGATACAGCACGATGCGCGGCGGGTTCACGCCCTGCGCCGTCATGCCCCAGTCAACGGGGGTGTTCGCAATCTGCGCCCGAAGACGCGCGCGGAGCAGTTCGTCCATCAGTAGCCCGCCTTGATTGCGCGCGAGGTGCGCCGCCGCAGCGCCTTTTCGATTTCGTCGCGGATGGCCGTTGCCAGGTTTGCCAGCACTTCGTCCTTGTTCGCGTCCCAAGCGGGGCGCAGGAACGGGTCCGGCGTCATGATGCCCACGTACTTACCGTTCTTCTGGTAGCGCGGGCCGGTGCCGAATTCGACAAGGTGCGCGTGCGGTGCGGTTGCGCCGACGTACATGACCTTGCGGCCCTTGCCGGGCTTTTCCAGCGACTGCGCCTGCTGGCCCGCCTTGATGGTCGGCGCAATGCGAATGCGCTCAGACAAGCTGCCCGGCGCGTAGCTGCGCGCGGCTGCGGCAACTGGCTGAAGGGCGCGGCGCATACCGGAAGACACGCCCTGCCCCGCAAGTTGGCGCGGTATCGCCTGAAGAAGCGCGTCCATCTCCTTGAAGCCAATGACCTTCAGGCTTGCGGACATCAGTCGCCCCTCGCGCTTGCGGTTATCTCAAGCCCTTCGCGGCGGCCAATTTCCTTGATGTTGGTGATGTCGTACTCACGCCCCGCGCAGACCATGCGGTCGGCGGGTGTAATTGATGCCGTGAAGGGCGAGTAGCGCACGACAAAACGCGCGGTGACAGACGCCGAAACCTCGTTGGCGCGGTAGCGTTCGCCGTCGCTGACGTCGGTCTTGGACGCCCAGACGGGGCTGCCGAGGTTCGCAAACGCCTGAACCTGCGCGAAGCCGTCGTCCGTCAGCGTGAACCGCCGGAACTGGACGCGGCGGTCGAGGGTGCCGGCTTCCATTAGATTGCCTGAATGCGGTGGCGTGCCATCAGCCATTCGGCGGATACGGCAACGACGTTGACGGCTTCTTCGGTGCTTTGCCCGCGCCGCTCATAGAGGTCGGCCGCAATCAGCTTGACTGCCGCCTTCAAGTCTTCCGGCACGGCTGTGAAGCCCGCCGTGTAGGTAATTGTCACCGGGAAGCCTTCTGCGGTGACGACAGGCCAGTCTGTGGCCGGGACTAACAGCGCAGGCGAATTGCCAAACACCGCAGCGCCCGTGACCGTCGTGCCAGACGCAACAACAGACGCCACGCTGGCAACGGCACCGCCGGGCAGTTCGACAGACTCGAGCCCGATAGGCAGGCCCGGCAGGTTCAGCACAGCCTGCCGCTGTATCAGCAGCCGGTGCGTCCAGCTTTCCACCGCAGCCGTTGCCGCAATGGAAATCGCAGCAATCAGCGTGTCTTCGGACGTGTCGTCAACGCGCAGATGCAGCTTCATTTCCGCCAAAGTGACGGCGGAAGCAGAAAGGGCGACGGGCGTAAACACCCGGTTTCTTGGCCGATAGGTCATCCCGTCGCCCCCTTCAGTTCTTAGGACGCGGCGTTCTTGAACGCGCGGACCTTGCCGACATCGACAAGGTTGCCGCCCGAGCGCATCCACGCCAGGAAGCCGACTTGACCTTTCTTGGTGAAGTTGGAGTCCGTGAAGCGGAACATTTCCACGGCCATGATGTCGCGGATGTAGTAGCCCGAGAAATCACCGTAGAGGATGGACTTGGCACCAGCGGCCATCGCGGCGACGTCCTGGTTGATGTAGACCGGAGCGCCGAGCAGCGAGTCCGGCACACCGCCGGGAACGCCGGTTTCATAGCCAGGCACGAAGATCGGGCGGCTGGACCCGTCCTTCAGTTGGCGGATGCTGCGCATCGTCGAGTCGGCGAACATCCAGCCGGCATTCCGGCGATAGGCCGGGTCCAGCGAGTGCTGCGTCGCAATCAGCGAGTCGTAGGTGACTGCAGTGACTTGCGAGGTGGAGTTTGCAGCGGTGACGCCGATGGTCGCAGCCGTGGCAACGCCGTTAGGCTGCGAAGAACCAGTGCCGGTCGTGAACATCTGGTTGGTGGTACGGCTCAGACGGGCGATGAGGCGGCTCTGAATGAACGCTTCGATGTCCACCGACGAGTCCTGCAGAAGCTCAAAGGGGACCGTCGCAACCTTGGACGAGAACTTATAGACGGGCAGGCCCACAGTTCCGAACGACGGGTCGAGGTCCGTCGCGGTGGTGTTTTCCGCGATGATTTCGCCCACTTCCGAAGTGCCGTCCGACGTCGGGAAACTTAGCAGGCCGTATCCGGCGGTGGTGATGACCGTCGAGACTTCGCGCATTCCGCCGAACGCCTTGAGAGCGTCGATGACAGCATTGGCAACGACGCTGTCAACGGTGAAGCCGCCTTCGCTGTTGGTCGTGGTGGACATGGTGTTGCGGATGGCCGCCCAGTCTTCCTGGTTCAGCGCACGGTCGCCGCCCTTGAGCCACTTGGCGTAGACAGCCAGACCGGCGTCATTGCCGTCACGGCCCTTTTTTGCCGACAGGTCGGCCACGTTCTGAGTGCGGGTTTCGGCTGCAATCTTTTCGTTTGCAGCAGCGATGCGGTCAATCTTGGCGTCGATCGCCTCAATTTCGCTCATCGCATTTTCGTAGATCGCCTGGTCGGTGACGGTGTCGAAATCGGCTTTGTTCACCAGTTCGTGAAGTGCGCGCGCGACTGTGCCGCGCTGCTCACGCAGAGCTTGAATAGACATGTGGGTTCTCCATTATGTCTGTGGGTGCCCAGAATGGGCTTCTTCTGCGCGCGGCTGCGCTCAGATAGTTGGTGCGACTAGGCGGGCGGCGAGTTGCCGGACGCGCATTGGCCGCAGGTCTTTCGGTTCTTCAGCGGGTTCCACTGGGGCGGTTTCCGCCACGACAGCCTCAATCGCCGGGGCTGCGGCATACGCCGACAAGTCCCACTGCGCTTTGGGGCGCTGCATGTTTTCGTCAATCACCCGGTCGGCGAGGCCAGCGGCAACCGCTTCGGCGGCGTCGAACCATGTTTCTGCCGCCATTGTGGCAAGCCACTGGTCCACGTCGCCCTCAGAACGGCGCGCGTAGGTCGCGGCAATCTGCCCGTCGATCTTCGCCAGCAAGTCGGCGGTGTCGCGCATGTCGGCTTCGTTGCCGATTGCCATGCCCCATGCCTTGTGAACCATCAGCATTCCGCCCTGGACGATTTCCAGCGTGGCAGCTTCGGCGGCAATGACGCTTGCAGCCGAGGCGGCCAAGCTGTCAACGCGCGCGGTGATAGGGGCCGGGTGCGCCCGCATGGCGGCAACCATCGCCTGCGCGCCGAACACCGAGCCGCCGGGGCTGTTGATGCGCAGCGTCACCGGGCCGGTCGTCTGCGCCAGCGCCTGAATGAACTGGTCTGGGGAGATACCGCCGAAGAACGAAGCTTCCTCGCTGTCCGTGGCGATGACGTCGTATATCCAGATAGTGGATGCGTCAGCGCGGATGCCGTCGCCCTTGCCCTTGTTGGCAAGTTGCATTTTCATAAACGGGTTCATTCTGCGCCCCCTTCGGCAACATCGTCTTTATCCGGTTCTATAGGCTCCGGGGCGGGTTCAGCGGGTTTCGGGGCCGCTTCAGCGTGCTTTGGAAGCGTTCCGGTTATCTTGCGGGGCATCCGAAGCAGCGTGCGGGCTTCTTCCACCGACATGAAAGCCGGTTCGCCGGCACGCCCAAGGGCAATGCGGACGGCTGAGAACATGGCAGCAGTGTCGCCCCGCTCCAGTTCCGTCGTGTCGAACTCAGCGGCGTTGCGCGTGGTGCGGAAGAACTTGCGGTTTATTTCGTTCTGGAACGCATTCAGGTGGTCGCGCAGGGTGTAGCGGACGAAGCCCGAACCCATCGCCTCGACGCCCGTTCCCCAGGACGACGTTTTCTCGGTGTGGCCTATCATAAACGGCTGCACACCGAAGGCGCGCGCCACTTCCTCAACCTGGAACTTGCGGGTCTCCAGCAGCTGCATTTCCTCAAGCGGCATGGTCAGCGCTTGAATTTCAAGCCCGCCCTCAAGCAGCATGGGCTTGCCCGAATTCACCGGCCCTTGGTGCTGGGCAAGGAACTCTTGCAGGCGGTCGAACTGCACCTGGTCGAGGTTGCCCGTGGCCTTCAGCGCATAGTCGGGGCGGGCGCTGTTCTTCAGGAAGTTGGAACTGAAGTCCTGCGCCGTGATTGCCAGACGCCCTGCGCCGCGCAGCGAGTTCTTGAGCGCCGAAAGCCCGCGAAGCCCGTTGAAGCCAAAGCCCGGCACATGCAGCATGTCGTCCTGGCCGATGACGCGAACGCTGGAATTGCTGGGGAGCGTTATCGTGGAATCCGGCTGCACTTCGTAGATAAGCTGGCTTCCCTCGCCTTCGCAGATGACGCGAACGCGGACGGGGTGAATGGGCAGAAGTCCGCGAATGCCACCATTGCGGTCACGCAGGATTTCCGCGAAGGCGTCCCCGTGCAGCAGCTTGGACTGGGTCATAAACGACCAGCCGGCGGCGGCGGACCAGCGCGGGCAGAACTCCTCGTTGAGCATCCACCACAGGTCGGAATTGTAATTCCGCGATAGGTCGCCGTCCTGAGAGCGCCGATAGACGTGCATCGGCAGGGACGAGATGGCCCCAGAGATGAGCGTGGTGCAGGCGTAGACGGCAGTCACGGCAAGGGCCGCAGCTTCGCTCGGCGCTTCGGCGGAGGCGCTGCCGGTGAACGACTCCCACACCCCGTCGCCGCGACGGATTTCGGCACTGCCGATGTCGTTGCGGGCTGCGAACAGCCGACGGATGGGGTCAAGGATGCTCATGCGAAGAACCTAATACGGGGTTCGGCAATAGGCTCGGCGGCGGCGCTGAACGTCCCCGCCACGCTCATTGCCATCGCCAAGGAAACCATGCCGTCGATCCGCCCATGTGATTTGATCTTGCTCAGTTTGCGGTTGCCCGCAGGGTCGGCCTGCACAGTCGCGTTCGCGGCGCACATCGTCAGGACGGGATGCCCGCCGTGGGCAATCCGCTGGTTCAGAATGGCGCTTTCCAAGTCGCGCAGGGCTGGTGACATGGATTGAAACCCCTGCCCCATCTGCTCGAAAATGGCCGTGTCGCCCTCAAGCTGTGCTTCGGGAAAACCAACCTTCAGCAGCCACGGCTTGAAGTGCCGCCAGTTCCAGCGGTCAAAAGCAATCTTCCGCACGTCCTGCGATTGGCACAGGTTCCAGATGTGGCCGGCAACAAACTCATAATCCACCGTCTTGCCCGGCGTCGTGTTCAGCCAGCCGTCCTTTGCCCACACGTCATATGGCACCCGGTCGGCCCGCGCCTTGTCGGCCAGGTTGTGGCCCGGCAGCCAGAAGGTCGGCTTGACGTGCCAGACGCCATCGACAGGCGCGACGCAGACAAGCGCGGTAAGGTCCGACACCTCGGACAAGTCCAGGCCGCAGAACACCGGCAGGCCATCGAAGGACGGCACGACAAGCGCGCTGCAGTCCGTCCAAGCGCTGCGGCTGATGAACGGCGCGTTCATGTCAACACGCTGGTTCAAGATTAAATTGCGATATTCGGCTTCCCTGCTGGGCATCCGCCGCGCGTCTTCCGCCATCGCCAGCGTCTCAACCGGGTTCTGGAAATCGCCAAAAGCCGGGTTTGCCGCCCTGATGGCTTCCTCACTGAACGGGTCCATGTCCATCGGCGCAGTGTGCAGCGACACCACAACGCGCGGGTCTTGCCCCGACAGCCCGTCCTCAATCAGCAGCGACATCAAGTCTGCGTCGGTCGGCGCTTGCGTCGAGATGACGATGGACAGCGGGTCGTCCTGCGCCCCGGTGGCCGTCTCAAGCGCTTCGTAAAGTTCTGAACGCGGGCCTTTCACCTGGCCGAGTTCGTCGTGGATGATAAGCACGGGCGACAAGCCATATGCCGTAGAGGCGTCAGCCGAAAGCGCCCGGTAAAGCGTGCCGAGTTCAGGGCAGGCAAGTTGCTTGGCCGTGTCCCGAACGACGACGAACGACGCCAGTGCCGGCGACATGCGAACTATCTTGGCCGCCAGCGAAAACAGGATTGCCGCCTGATCACGCGACTGGGCCGCCGAATACAACTGTGAGTTGGCCCGGTATTCCGGCCCGCACAGGTGCAGCAAGAGAATGAACGACGAAAGCGCGGTCTTCCCGTTCTTGCGCCCGAAGCTTAGAATTGCGCGGCGGGTGCCGTGCGGGTTGTCGTAGATGCGCGTGAGTTCAGCCTGCTGCCAATCCCGAAGGCGAACGGGCTTGCCCACGTCCCGCCCTTCGGGAATCCGGCAATACTCCTGAATCCACGCTATATTTATTTCCGCCCGCGTCTGCGGTGCGGGTTTACGCTTCACGCTTCCCAAGGCTTCTTCGCCTGCGTCGGCTTCTGCGTCCTCTTGTCCACTGTCGCCTGCTGGGTGATGCGCAGACGGGTTGCCAGGGACGACAGCGCCCGCCCTTCCCGCTCCTGCATCTTCAGAAGCTGGTCGTATCGGTTCAAGTCGAACTCACCCGCTTCTTCGGCGGCCACCAGTTGCGCCACCCGGCGCGCTGCGATGACATGGCGGCAGTACTGGGCCAGAACCCCATGCGTCTCGCGGGGGAACCAGTCAGCCGGCAGGCGATTGACCACCGCCCACCACTCCTCAGTCTGCTCGTCCGTAAGGTCGTAGGGCGCGTCGGGGCGCTGGATGGCCTCGACCTTGCCAAGCGCCGCAACCTCAAGCGCCGCCGCAGACGTTCTGCCGCGCGTTTTCATATGGCAAAACCTTTTCTGGGACGGATTAGCTGAATGAAGCCCCAGCAGTCGCCCTTTT